GCGGCGCGCGCGCGCGCGCTGCCCGCCCGCGATCTCCCTCATCGCCCTATCGATAGCATCACTCTCTGCTGCTGGCGACATGTCGAAACCATAGTCAGAGACACGTGCCAAATAGCCAAGAGTGTTGTAACCTTTTCGTATGTCGAACGCAAACCATTCATTGAACTGAGTTCCTGGATGGAAAGGATTGTCAATGGTTGTCAAAAGCATGGGTTTTGATTCCATGGGGTGGGTCTCCATTACTTGTTGAAGTGTGTGAATAGTTTCATGTGACTGAGAGAAAGCAATCCGAAAGGAACTACTATGATACTATTCATACAAACTGTCTTTAAGTGTGGAGACCGACACACCAATAGAACGAGCAACTTCTGCTTGTGTGTAACCAGCTTCAAGCAACACCTTTGCACGAGACAACTTACTGTCAGTAAGAAGCTTCTTAGTCTTTGGTGTAGCTAACTGACGAACACGTTCCATGTCAGCATTAGCAAGTATTGACTCAAGCTTACTAGTACTAATAGCACCAGACTGAATCGCTTGCCATTCACGATCACTAATCACGATCCTTGACTTACCAGCACCTGTTCTTGCGCGAGCTTCCTCAAGTGCTTGTCGTTTGAGACGCTTTAGGTGATCCTTGTCCATGTCAGGGTTTGCCCTGCGAACTGAGGCCACAGTAGCATTAGCTAGGATCTGGGCCTGCCTCTCACGGGGGCGGTTCTTGTACGCCCTATTCAGAGCTGCATCAAGCGATGCAATCTCGTTTGCGTACGTCTGTTTGGCAGACTTCGAAACCTCAATGCGGGGGGTCTCTAGGGCTTGCTTACGGGCAGCGTTACCCAGAGCCTTAAGTCTATTTGAATGGGTTGCATAAATAGACTCGATCTCCGTACCTGAAGATAAAGTATGCGCATCGTCTGTTAAATCAATACGCTTGATCTTCTGTGTCTTTAGTACAGTCTTGCCTGCTTTATCGACACGAGTAGCACCCGTCTCGACATACACTTTCTTCCCTGTCTTGGGGTCCACTGCACCACCCTCGCTAGCGCGGCGCTCTCGGCGTTCATTAATACGCACATCACCGGTAGCTTGGGACAGCAGTGTCGATGCACCACCACGCGAATTCCGTTGGTACTTAGCCATCAATTGTGGAATACCATTATCGATAGCCGACTGTTTGTAGTTGAGCTTATGTTTCTGTGCATCAATAACAACCATCGAGTGACGGACAGCTCTAGCTACCTCGTCTGAGGATGCACCTCTGATTGTCATGTCGGTGATGAGATTAGAAACCAAACCCATCTGCATTTGAGTACCACGATCATCAAGTGCCTTCATACCAGGATAACCAGGATAAGCATGTTTGGGGTCAAAACCCTTCAAACCTTTAAGCGCTGGTGAGGACTTGACGGAACCCTTGTTGTTAGGAATAACCAGAACTGTATCACCGTCGAAGTCGGCACCTGACAAACGTTCAGCAACCTTGGAGGATATGCCAACGGCGTCACGTGCTTTACCCAACATCTTCTTGGCGTCGGGATGACGGTTATTAACAACGAGATCAGGGATCTCAAAGGTTCCACCATGAGGGAAACGGACGAGAGCTACACGAGTTCCGTTCTCATAGTTCGGGGCATATATCTCTGTCGGCTTCATTTTAGGAACCGGCATCAATACGTGTGTGGCTTGACCCGGAAGCGCGGCTGCTTTGAGGTGGGCAGAGGCAGAGTCAGCATCTTCCGCAAACTTCTCAAGGAGCTTCTTACGAACAACCGGGTTGGTGAGCGAGGATATCTCGTCATAGTCAGCCTTACGACGCTCATATGTAATATCGAGCTGTCGCTTGGCTAGGCGAGGATCCTGCTTACCGAGCATCTGTGAAGGCAGGTTACGTGACCAGTTCTCCCAGTCGCCTTCTTCGTTGACGATATTCATAGCTGAAGTTACCTTCGGCTTACCGTCGGGCCCTATAGAGATCATCTGACGCTTAATCATGGCGCCAAATGGATTATCAGGGGTCTCAGTCTTCAACGGTTTAAGAGCGTCAAGCTTATTGCCTGTATCACTCTTATTTGTGTTGAACATGAGATCTACACCTTTGGGTAGGTCATCTTTGTAGATGGCCATACCCTTGATGTAGTGCGTTCCGTCCACAGCGATACGAACCTGAGCGTAGGAAGCTCCGCCGAGCGACAGGTCTTTCACACCAGGACGGACGAATACAACGCCGTCTGAGTCTGCGCCACCAGTTTCAGCATAGTTTATAGCGACACGCTTAGACGACACGCTCAGAGGCTCATGGAGGCCGAGAAATGACCTTCCGCCATCCTCTGAGAAGTCTTGAATCTGAGATATCTTGTCACGGTTGGACCAGATATCCTTTTGGGTCTTACCAGGAGCAGCTAGAACCTTTACAGTGGTTTGCTCACCGGTACCCAGCTGCTGTACTTTAACAGAGTGAACAGTATATCCTTGCTCTTTGAGCACTTCGACCGCAGCGTCGAGACGGTTGCGCGAAACACCAATTTGAGCATCGACACCTGATCCGATGTCAATATATTGCTTACGATCAACTTGATCTTTGAGCATGTTGCTCGTAGAGATGATAACATCTGACTTGTCCTTTTCACCAGGCGCGAGCAGTGCGCGCACCGAGGACTCGTTGAGATTCATACGCTGCCCGATAGCAACGTTAGAATATCCCTTATCTCGCAGACGCTGGGCCATAGCAATATCAGCAGCTTTGACCTCTGCTCGTGCAACAGTTTTGAGTGCACGGATTTGAGTAGTAGTTAGTCCGACAGAGCGAGCGATCTCAGCTTCACTCATACCGGACTTGCGCATGTCCGACAAATAATCGAGATACATGCGGTTGCGAGTATTCTGGTCCTTGCCTGAGCCCCAAGGATATCGACCCGAACGACGGAGGATACCGTAGTGCATCAAGCTGTCGTCAGTCTCGCTGTCGTCAAACTTGAGTTCCACGTTACATCTCCTCCTTCAGTTCATTGAGTAGTTTGTCCATGGATATGATCTGTCCCATGATGCGGGCGATCTCCTCAGGTTCGGGAATATGTACCTGAACCTCATCAGACTGGTAGATGCGCAACTCGATGTCAATATCGAACGGTTTATAGTCATACTCAAGACAGAATATGGCTGCGTATACTTCCAGCTGTTTCATGGAAGCTGGGTGAACGCCAGTCTTCAAATCATGAATGCGTAGCTTGTTACGTCGGAAGGAAATAGCATCGGCAGTACCGAAACAGTTATCCGAGTAATATAGAACCTGCTCGGTCTCCATGCGGAAACCCAATGCATCGTTCACAAACAAGTTCATGGTGTTCTTGTTCTTGGGTAATTTAATACCCAAACGGATGGCATCGTGAGCGAACTCATGTAGTTCGGTCCCACGTTTGGCCGCCATCGCCGTCAGGAAGCGTTCTGAGAGCTTTTCAGAGTCATAGTTGACCCAATGGTAGGAACTAGGACTTAGAAACGCGTGAGCGCCTTCTAGACGTGAATGCTTGTTGAAGATCATGGAATATATCCTCTTCGTTTTCGGGATAGATGAAAGCAGCAAATGACATCTCGTGCATCTGCTCAACATAGTAACGTTGATTCGGTTGTACGCGTGCCTTAGCGCTAACCTTTACCTCCAGTGCCGCCCAACGATCATTCCAGAGAATAAGCAAATCTGGAATGCCTTGTTTGTAGGCACTATCATTCTTCAGCACAATACAACCCGGAAACGCCGATTTCAGTTTCCGTATAAGCGAGGCTTGATAGTCTCGTTCTAACATGATTCCTCCATCGGCGTGTCAAGGTGTCCGTAACTCAAAAATAGAAAGGAAAAAGGCATCCTCCCTATTATAGTATATGTTTAACGTACTAGCGTGTGAATGGTAGCAAAGGTTATACAAAACGCATACCGTTTAGTAGTCGAACGCCGGTCTTGTAGGACCGGACAATATCAGACTCAAGGAGTCCGAACGCGAGTGCAGCCTCGAGTGAATCATTATGCATAATGCCCGTTGTCTCTTCCTTGAGAATGACATCATCTAGCGTCGGCATCTTGCGGATCCGCTCACGAAGCATACGGTTCGCATACCAGCCTGGACGCCATGCTAGGTTCCAGTAACAGAGGTTTGATCGGTTGCGGTCTTTGTAGACCACTCGATCGAACCAAGGTTCCTCAGGTTCTACGAATGCGAGTGCGACAAGCCTTGCAACACTGACGCTTCGACATTTCAGTTCGGTCTCTCCATCTTCTTCAACCTCTTGCCAGACGGTTACTTTCGGAAGTGGTAGAATATTCCTTTGAGCGATCGAACTCCACTTGGGTGTCTTTCCTTGCTGGATCGCAATAAACTTCTTGGTTCGGGCGTTACGAACTTCGCCCTCGGATGAGACTTCGTACTTGGGAAATCCGTGTTCCTCGAGTGATCTCCATACAGACATAGCTATCTCCTATTCGGTGAATGGTATCAGGTGTGAAGCATGGTCTTGTTCACTTTTCACTTTTATTTTTGAAAAACTTTTATATGGGGATTTCTTGGGTATTTTTTTATTTATATAGTTTTTCTTAAAAAAAAAGTGAACAAGTGAACAAAAATCACATACCTCAAGGTCAGAGCCAACTTTTTTGTTCACTTTTGTGTTCACTTTTTTGTAAAAGCCCAGGTGAAAAAAGTGAACAAACCGGTCAAAAAAGTGAACAAATGGGTTATGTACAGTATCATGCTACCATTCACACGTTAAGGTTTTTCTCAGGTTTGGCCCGTGTTCACTTTTTTGAAAAGTAAAAAGTGAACAAATTTTAGGGCTTCACAACTGATACCTGGTGAATGGTAGTTGTATTATATAGCAACTATAGAAGCTGTGAATGCTTGATTTCGTTAAAGTTTTCCTTCCTTCTGAGTGCCTCAAGGATGGCCAAATCGACCCAATTCGACCCCTTCAAGATGTGGTAGCACAGTTCCTTATATGGCGTATTTAGCCTGTCGATCCTTCCCTGCGCTTGCTCGAAAATCTTGTACGAGTAGTTCAAAGAATAGAACACCATCGTATCCGTCTCTACACAGTTCCAACCTTCTGCCCCAGCCGTGTACTGTACGAGATATACCCACGAGTCCGTCTTTGGAATCTCCTCATGCTTATGACCGTTCCACTCCGCTACGTTATATCCCTCAAACATCAGCGTCCGTAGTATCTCCAACTCATAGTCAAAGTTGTAGAATACGATTACCTTCTTGTACTCATCGGCTATCTTCCGCACCCACGCAAGGCGCCCAGGGGCCGTGTTGGATATCCTACGAACCACTCTATACAAGGCCGCAATATCCGCCATAGGTTCATTGTTAAACGGATCCCAACGAGTCTTAGTAACCTCCTTAATCAGTTCTTTATCAGTGTCCACATGTTTGAATAAGTACCGTCTCTCAGCCTTCTTAGGATAAGGCATCGGTACGAGGATCGCTGCGCGCAGATTCTGTAGCTTACCCTCACCACTGTAACCCTCAAGTTTAGGGTAAGACCCGTAGTAAGAATAACGTACGTGCTCCTTCTTGAACTGTGTCGCGTTACGATAGAACCCGTTAGCTACGAACAGAGGAATATAGTCAATCCAAGTATCTCCAGGCGTCGCTGAGAGCATGATCCAGTGGTTGTTACGCGCTATCTTAATAAACGCCTTAGCCCACTTACCAGTCCCCACAGCACGCTGCTCGTCGAATATGAAGAACTTGTCCTTACACTCTTTGTACTTCTGGATATTGTTCCAAGAGTCTATCGTCAGGACACCAGCCACGGTAGAGTCCGCAGTCATACCAATTCCGTACGACGCGAAGTCCCGCTGCCAATCAAGACTATCACGCTTCTTGGCTGTGGTGATGACGACTATATCTCGAGGTTGTTCATGGTCCCAGTAGTACTGACATGCGGTGAGAGATTTACCGCTGCCCACCCCGCCCGCGAGAACACAACCGTTCTTCATACGGGCGAGTGCTTTCTTCTGATGCGGATATAGTTCTAGAGGCATCTCAAAAATTAAAGGACATGCCCTCCGCAAGGGAGGGACTAGTCTTGGTTAGAACGGAGGTTCTTCTTCGAGTTCGGCGTCGGGCACGTCAGCGTACTTACGATCTAGGTCATCTTCATCGATCGTGACATACATCGACTTGAGATATGCCTTCACGCCAGAGCGTCCATTGACCTCCCACTCGTAGGGACGGATCACCAGATCGACCTTAGCAATATCGACCCAGTCCAGGATCTCGACGTTCTCCTCAGAGAGCTCTGTACGGCCGCGTGAGGTGATTGTGACGATCCGTGGTGGACGACCCTTGTAGCCGACGGTCACTTGCAGATATGGATCGCGTGTGTCTTCTTCGGGATCGATGTCCGGACGAGCCTTGGGGAACTTGACGTTCCAGCCATCCTCCATCATCGCCTCGGCCATTTCCTTGGTCAAGACTACTGCGAAGTTACGGTCGCCGGCACGGTTGTACTGACCTTCCTTACCTTCGAAGTTGCGGAAAATGATACGAACATCCTCGAGGGTTGCGGGTCCTAGTTTAGGCATTGCTGGTCTCCTTCCAGTCTTCGGCTTTCAGATCTTCCATGTACTCCAACCAATCAGGATGGTTGAAAATGTCTTTTGCGCTCACGGCGCCACTTCCTTTCAAGGTCTTTCGGTGAGAGATGATGTTGAGCCGCCGTCCAACCCTTGAGATCAAACGGCGTGTATTTACTACGGAACATCATCATCACATGTTCCGGGATTGGGGTCACGAGTAGAACTCCTTCGGCGCACCATAGCGCTCCAGAGCCAACTTGGCCTTATCGACGAGATTCTCGTAGTAGCTCCAATCGACGTTGTCTGGGTACCATTCTTTGGCTACTTCTGCTTCGGCCCAATGATGGTCCTTGGTTCCTGTGACTGCGTAGAATTTATCTTCGTAGACACGGTATAGAGTTCCACCATTCTTCAGGACTGGAACGAACCGACCGATACGACCAATAAACCGCATTGTCTTCGAGAGCGCCATTGGTTTCTCATCAGACGTATCAAGATATATCGATCCTTTCGAGACACTCTTAGTCTCGCAGAGATCGTCGTACCCGAGTTCCTCTTTCGAGAATAACGTCTTGTATACGTACGGATGCTGGAACTGGGCTCCGACTGCCTCCCACTTATCGCCCTTACGAGCAATATACACTGCGTCATTCACAAGACACATCTCGTCGTACGTAGCCTCGTGCTCGAAGTTGTAGCCGTACTGCTTGCCGAAGTCGAACACGAAATCGATGATCTCTTGTGTCGCATTCGGGATCTTGATCGAGTCTGTCTTGATATGAGCTACAGTGAATCCTCGGGCCTGTACCTCATTCTTTAGGTCCACCATGAATAAGGCGCCACGCTTAGCGACGATGTTGTCCTTATTCCGCAGATCCCGGAATGGGTTGTCGAACTTAGCCGACGTCATACCGTAGACGATATTGATGACAATCTTCAGAGCATACGCAAGGTTGTCAGCATCATCCTCATTCAGAAATGGTTTGAGTTTGCCGTCTAGCATCTTACCGGCACTGTCGAAATCACGGTGTTTGATCGCCAGACGAGCGTCAACAATATCTCCGAAGTTCTTGGTGTATTTGTCACCGAACAGATTCAGCAGACGTATCGACGTAGGATGCATCGAAGCCACATCGATCAAGGCCACGTTTGTATGGTAGCCTGGTTCTGCGTAAACGTATCCACCTTCACCAATCTCTTCGCCTCGATATGTTGATTTACCGAGGTCGAACTTGTATCCAGGGAATTTAACAACCATGATCACTCCACGTATTCGAATGTGAAGCCGCGGTGTGTCTTTCGCTTACCCCGGATGCACTGATCGATGTTTGCGGATATACCACCGATTGCGAATGCGCAGGCCGACCGAGAGGGATATACCTCGCCGGTTTCGATGATGCGGACCTGACGGTACCGACGGATCCACTCAAGGTTCTCAGCACGGTTGTCGTACGTATCCTTGTTGAGATGCCTGACCTGTGGTAGGTTATCTGGGTTCGGGACAAACGTCTCGGCAACCAGCTTATGGACATATACCGGGTTTGCATGGCCGGCTCCCACTTGAGCATATCGTGCTCGCTTACCGCGGGATGTGAGCTCGACCCACTTGCCGGATTTGTTGGACATCACCCGACCCATGTTGGATACCTTCAGGAATTTATACTCTGGGTGAAGCTTCCAAACTTCTTCTGTCATTGGATTTCTCCTGTCGCTAGGTTGGTGTATACAAACTGACGTGACGCGTTCTTATCACCTTGGAATATGATCTGGGCTGCGTGTTTCTGGGTCGTCGCATTAAGCGGTAACCCACTCAAGAGTGCTAGGATCTGTCGAGCCATGAAGTCTGCATGACGAGCTTTGAATACGGCCTCAGTAGCCTTCACGTCATTGGCGCAGTAGTCTATAACTTTGTCGATCTTGTCGTCTGGGACTGGCTGATCCCACGGGATATCCATCTCGATATGGTCGATACCAAGCTCGATCTCGAACTTCTTCAGAGACTGTTTCTTGGACGACATCTCGTAGATATCAAGGTACGACAAGTTGTAAGCCTCAGGGAATGTAGCATTCCGATCATTATCGATCAAGGCTTGAGAGAGCGCATATAGCGCAGCGTTATCATACCCAAGATAACGGGCCCAGAGGATATGGTTGTCGTATCGTCGGTTGTTGAACCCTACGAGCTTCAGCTTCAACAGCGGCTCGACGTCTTGCGGTGTCGGGTTGATCATCTTGACGACCGTATCACTACCCTCGAACTTCCAACAGACACCGAAGAAGTTAGGATATACCTCGAGGTCGTAGAAGACCAGTCGTGGTTCGTCCGTAGCCACCACAGGGTTTGCGGCATCCTCTACAGATACTTCGCTCTTCCACTTCATCTGCTTCACAGTCTTGAGACATAGGTCAGACTGGTTTGTACTGCGGAGCGCAAACGAACTGATGCGTCCACGCATATCCGAGACGTCATATGGCATCCCAGATTCATAGGCATCATCAAGGATCTTCTTAATGAAGTCTATTGAAGACTTGGTTGAAGGATGGATTTCCTTCTTGAGGTTACGTTCAATGAGATTACGGATCGATTTCTCGCTCTTCATCTCTTCGGGAGTCTTCACATCGTCCCTCCTTTCTTTAAGTGGTAGACCGCCAGATATGGTGGCGACCTCTTCTGAGTTACAGCTGGTCAATTTTCGTCTCAGTGACGAATCTCCCCTATATACTTTTACCTCGATTCCTTCAGCATATAGTGGTGCTAGAAGGTCTGTCGGCCCGATATAGTTGTAGTGGAGATGCAAACCCTGACCTGATTTGCTAACCTCTGCGTATGTCGGAGGAAATGATTCAGCAGCCTTGAGGTTCTCTTCGAGGCTTTTGTTACCGGCCCTGTCCGTAAGATCGAAGTCGATCACAATATGGTTCTCGGGTACCTTGACGTAGTGGAGCTTCTCCGTATCGATATCACACAGCTCCGTCTTGACGTTAACCCACTTATACCTCGGGGTTCCGTCACGTTTAGCCAGCTGCGCAGGACACTTCCAAAGCGCTTCGTCAAGTTTAGAACGGTGGTCACCCAAGTCTAGAAATGACTTATGTTCAATCGGTATCTCTACGGGAGCACCAGGCATCGAGAATCCGGAGAACCAGTTCGATTCGAGTTTGTTGTCAATCCGCTTACGTTTCTCGAAGGTGGAGAAATATGTGCGTATCTCACTCTTGAATCGAGTCTTCGGTAGACGATACCGTACGTCGCCTTCTTCACAATACTCACGATACCATGTGAATAACTGCTTCAGCGACAGTCCATCCTCGGCCTCAGCTATTTGGAAATAGTACTCCTCGACGAAGTTGTTAAGATCGTTCGTCTCAGATATCATCTCTTCCGGGCGGTAGTTCTTGTAGTAATCCCGCCCAAGGCGTTTGTACACCTCGTAACAGTGTTTGGCAATAGCGCCAAGTCGGAAGGGAATATCCGCCATCACACGTTCGTAGTCCGCAGTTGACAGTCGATTACCCGTGGGGTGAATATCAATCATACGACGTAGCAGACCAGACTGCATATCCGTAATCATGACAGGTTTGTTCGTACCCATAAATAGAGTAGCGTTCACCCGCATGGTGTAAGACTTGGCGTACTTCTCATTCACAATCATGTTCTCGTGAGAAATGATTGAGTTGAGTCGTGCGTTGGACTCGATCTTGGACATATCACCGTCGTGCTGCAAGGCTACGAGAGGACTTGTGCGAAACGCCTCCATGGCGAAATCGCCACCACGGTTGCCGAGTGCATCACCGTCGAAGGTTGTGGTGTATCCTTGAAATAACATCTCAATGATGTTGATGATCGTGGATTTACCAGTACCAGGGTCGCCGTATAATACGTAGAACTTCTGGATCTTCTTCGAGTCTCCGGCCACCAGTGAACCAATAGCCCATTCGATCTTTTCCCGCTCTGTGGGCTCGTATAAGACGCTCAAGAGTTGATCCCAGGACGTAATATCCCCATCCTCGAGATCGTACGGGAGACGCTTAGAGGCATAGTCTTTCGGCTTTACCTTCTGATTCAGGAATACGAACTCTTGATCGAGTTGAGTATATGAATCAGGCATCTCCCGCACATACTTGTTGAAACGAGTGAGCACCCCCGAAATATATGAACCATATGTCTTCCTACTGACGATGGGTTCTCCGCGGTCAATACGCTCGTCGGCCTGACGGTTGATCTCCTCGTCGATGAGATAACCGACCGTGTGTTGATCCGTAGACCAGAGGTTAGTTTTAGGGTCCAGGACAGCATAGAATCCACCACCACGGATCATGATGTCGTCCGTAGGATATGAGGAGAAGTCGGGCTGTAGCTCAAGACCCTTCTTCGTCTCGGATACTATTACTGTGAAGAACCGCATTACTTATTACGTTCCCATCCTACTCGAGGAAATAGATTACCTACACGGTCGTCGAAAGACGGCGAGAGGTTCTCATGAATCCATGCGTGCATTTGATCCCAGATCTCGATTTCAGTCTGAGGTGGATTGGTCGGCTCCTTGAGAGGAAATAGACCACCCTGGCCGTTGAGACCGTACTGACGATTGTTGACACGACCGCAGACATGTCGTATGAATTCAAAATCCGTCTGTACGAAGTAGTTCTCAGTTGCGATGAATCCCATGTTCCGCAGAAGATATAGGAAACACTCACCTACAGTCTTGCTTGTGATGAAGGACATGCGTGATGCTAGAGCTATCAGCATTTCAAGCCAGGTGCAGGGGTGAATATCGAACTCACTACGGAGATCATCCTCGAATTGTGGGTTCTCCTCGAGGAATATGGTGCGCATGTATTTACCATCCGATGCGCGGTTGTCGTCGTTCATGACGAACCACACGAACTCAATCGAGTGGAGGATCTCCATCAGTTCGAACATACGAACTGTCGAGGCTACATCCATGAACTCTTCGAGCTTCAGGTAGGTCTGATTGGTCAGCCAGTGGAAATATGTAGCTCCAGCTTTCATCACCACTCATCCTCCTCGTCGTAGTAGTCGCGGTCGTTGTCGAAGTCGATACCATACACGTCGGCTACGTGTTCGTCGGAGTCCATGAAGTCGCTGTTGACGTACGTGATCTCATAGACCATGTCTCGATCGGGTGCCTTGACGTGGATAACGCCATCTTCACCCAGGGCCTTGAGGTAGGCCAGGTTATCGTCACCCACGAGGTTATCGTAGGTCATACCACCCAGTGGGACACCGTCCGCCTGTACCAGCAAGTCATCACGGTAGTATTCGAGGTAGATGGTAGTCACTTCTTGAAGGATTTCAATATGCTGATCTTCGGAGATCAGGTACGGCATTCCTTCACGCCGCTTGGGGATGCGAGGCATTTCGCCCTCCTCTTTCTGTTCTTCTGCCTCTGGTTCCAGAGAGTTTGATGTGTAGCGATCTACTATATTTTTGTAGTCGCGGTAGTCGTTCTTAGGCTTGATAGACTGTGTCTCGACCGGATCCTTCGAGGTCTCCGGAACAACACCAGACTCTTCAAAAACCTGATTATATGCTTCTTGAATGGTCTTGATTTGGCGGACATGCTCCTGCTTCATCTCGTCCATCTTCGCAGCATATTCGTTCTCACGCTGTACATTCCAGGCTTCCTGGGACTTGGCGTACGTCTCACGGAAGGCAGCCATCTCTTCATCGAGGCGACTTTGCCAGACTTGCTCGCGCCATAGATACACGCCCACACCACCGGCGACAGCGCCAACCAGGACACCACCGCCGATGAGGATTGAGTTACGGACTTGCGGGATCATGAGTCTTACACCAGCTTGTCAAATATGACGCCCTGGACGTTGAAGTTGAGTTGAATGGAATTCTCCTCATCTTTCCAGAACAAGTCGTTCGGTTCGTAGCCTGGGTTACGCAGACCGAAGTCAACATGTGCACCTTCTTCGGCAATCCAGCCGACGACAGCACCAGCAGCAGTACGTTCCATACCAAGACCATCGAAGATATCGTTCAAGAACACGTGACCGCGAGAGGCCAGCATGTCGTTAGCGTAGTTCTCCTGGGCCTGTAAGAAAATGCGGTTGTAGCCAGGATCAGAGGACCAGTTGTTGGAGGTTACCTCGTCGAAGAGGAACTTGTATCCACCGGCATCATCGATCTCGACATCGAGGTCTTTGACGTTACCGTCCTTATCCTTGACCTTGACAGTCTCCTGCTTCGGGTCGCGGTACAGCTCGTCTTCCTTGTCCTCGCCGACCTCAGCGCGGACTCGTTCACGGTAGCTCATGAACTGGGTCTGCAGGGTGCCGTATGCTGCGCTCAGACCTGCGATGCGGTTGTTCAGCATGTTGTGAGACTTGGTAAGGCAGCCCACCGTAGCAATACCCAAGATAAGGGTCGGTGCGAAGCACTTCGTGGCCTCGATTGCAGTCTCCTTGTACTGATCCCGCTTCATCTCCTTGACCTGTTTCTCAGTCAGTCGTCCGGCCTCAGCCTCTTCGTTGATGACGCGCATACCGTTCTCGTAGTCGGTAGCAGCGAAGCCGAATTTATATGCACCTTGGATACCGGTAGCCACGGTTCCCACCATACCTACGAGACCTAGGTAGAACAGGATGTTCGGAGCCTGGTAGTTGGTCTTGGTCTTGATCTTGTTGATCTGATCCTTGAAATTCATTACTTCGTTCCTTTCTGAGCAGCGCGACGTGCGGCGCGGTTAGCTTTGGCTTGAGTGGTTGCATTGAAGAGCGGGTTCGGGTTGCCGTTGGATTTACCAGCTTGTTCTGCACGGCTTTTCATCATCTCACGACGAGTGACTTCTTCCTGAACCTGCTCACGAACCATCTGCTTGATTTCATTCTCAAGAACGCGCTTCTCCAATTTGGTCTTGCGTGCTTTAAATAAGCCGCGGATTTGACCCATACCGATGCCGCCCAGGAACTTCACCCCCATCGTTGCTCGTTCAGCTTGCACGGGGTTCATCCAGAAGTAGAACACAGACAGACCAGAAGCGATCCATAGAGTAGCAGCAACAACAGACAGCATGGTAGCAGCTTTGGAGGCTTTGTAAGCCCGCTTGATACCCTTACCGATCACGACAGCCTTGAAAATGGCTTCTTCCTGGATATTCAGTTTGCCGGGGTTGGCAACCTTGAAATTATCGACAGCGTCGAATTCGCTCTTAACATCTTCGACAATATCGATCAACTCATCCTTATTCTTCTTGACTAGGTAGACAGCAGCTGCGGTAGCTGCAACAGCGCCAACAACGGCGACAGCCGGGCCGTACTTCTTGACGGGCTCCGGGATAGATTCGGACACGGACTGTTTTACTTCCGAGATACGCTCGGAAATACCTTTGAAGAGTTTCATTTGAGTTACGTCCTTTCAAGACGTTTAGGCGCGGATACGCCCGGATTTGATTAGTTTGTAGTACAATGCAATTATCTGCATGTCGTCCATTTTCTGGACTTTCTTGTTCCATTTCTGACCAGGGTATGCGGACCCAACAGAGACCCGCATCTGGTTTACTGTAGCCATTACTCTAGTACCTCAGGTTTCGGCAGGTCTAGGATATAGCCAGAGCGGATACGGCGAATAGTAGAACCGCGAAGATCATACCAACCATAGTTCTCATCAGTGAACTTAGCATCGATACCAACCAGATCATACAAGTCAGAGACCGTAGCATAATCGTAGTCATTAACCAGATCATACAGACGATCCAATACCACTTCGGCTTCCGCCCTTGTGTCAAATTCAATATCATCGAAATCATGCGAAGCTCGCTTGCGGCGGTCGCCACGACGATCGCTTGTACCGCTTGATTTCTTATAGCTTGCAGATGCTCGGTGATACGGAGTGTAGCTCGCGTTGCTAGACCGAGAAGTACCGCGACGGGCAGGAGAAGAATCTCCAAAGAGAATACGTTCGACAGTTTGAGTGACGGCATCTGAAATCATATCCTTTGCTGCTGGGAGGAGAACATCTTGTGCGACATATGACGCGACTGATCGGGCATCGTCACCGAAGAATACCTCTCGGAAACGAACAAGCGGAGACTTCTTGCGGATGGTGGCTTTCTTTGAAGTGATCTGTGTCTGCTTCGGTCGCTCTCCATCTTTTGGAACGGTAACATCGTCCTTACCCTTCTTCTCAGGTTCGGGCTTCTTCGCCGCGATCACAGATTTGGTCTTCTTCTCAGTATTCGGGATATCGTGTTCGGCCATGAGTTACGGTCCTTTCAAAAACTATATGAGGGGTTGCCTACGCGAGACAACCCCTCAAGGAAATGGGATTAGGAATCAAGTTCCTTCAGTTTGGATTCCAGCTCAGCACGCAGAGCGGCCTTACGCTCTTGGGCAGAACGCTGGAGGTTCGGAGTCTTGTGGCCGTTCGACTCGATGATCTTCGGCATGATCTCCGTGATGAATTCGATGGCGGCGTCAGCATCTCCGGCCAGTTCGAGGAACAGCTCAGAATATGCGTTAGTCTGTACCAGGGCGTTGACAGCCTCGTCGTCCTTGATGAAGCGGTGGCCGTCTTCGGACTTCCGACCAACAGCAGCGAGGATGATCTTCTTGAAGGTCTCCACGATTGCTTTGGTGTCGTCGGCGTCCACGATTGCCTGGAGGTAGTTGGACAGACCGTCCTTAGACCCGAGTTCCATTTCCAGGATCTCTGCCTTGGTCAGGTTGAAGTAGAATGCCTGCTCTACTTCGTTGCCTTCGAAGTCTTCGAACTTGATGACTTTGCGTAGCATAGGGGTGCTTCCTTTCTGAAAACCATAGTCCATGGTGGACTTGGTTTGGATTTGGGTTGCGGATTACTTACAGGTTACGAGGTCGTTGGCCACTCCAGTGAAGAGGTCGAACAAGCAGTCTGCAGCCGGTTGTGGATCGTTCTTGATCGGGTCGATCAGAGCGTCCATAGCAATAGCAGCAACTTGGTCTTTCTCTTCCTTGGTGGACAGGAACTCGGAAAACAGTTTGCGGATCATAACATTACCTTTCTCTCATTATAGCACATGTTTATCATGCGAGGTAACAGATATCCACACTGTTAGATGAAGCGATCGAAGTCTCGTACCGGCAAGTTCTTGTATCCAATATGGATGCAGGGTTTGTCGTCGGGCGACATGATAGTGCTGAACTCTACTTCAAGTAGTCCGTCAGTATCCCATCCCACTTCGTCTGAATATGCGGTTGGGTCGAGACCGAGTTGGACATAGAAGTCAGAGAGAGAAGCATAACATCCTGCCAGGATCGAGGCGTTGACATCATTGACAGCCCTTCGAATATCCTCCATACTTGACTGGAAATATCGTCCAGTGATAGAATCATAGCAAAGAACGTCTCCCGTTCCAATGATGACAACTTCCCTGGATTCTGGCGCAGTCTTTGCAACAGCGGCCCGAGCTGCCTCAGATGTAATAACTTCGGATTTACTCTTGCCAACCACATTAACGACTGCGTCCTTGTAATCGACAAGAGCGGCCTGAGAGATGGTATACAGAGAACCGAGTGCCGCAATTTGTTTAGCACTAGAGTACCGAAGATATACGATCGATATGCCCGTTGCCAGTCCGGATCCGATCGCAGGCAGATAGTATTTCCAGACACGTTCGACTTTCTCCTTCCGAGTGAAGTCTCGTTCGTACTCAGCTTGAGCTGCCTCGAGCTCGTGAGTAGCTTTCACAGTAGCTGATGCGGTCAGATAGATTGTCGAGCAGAGACCAATCAAGGCGGTGGCTGTCAAAATGTTGCCCTGGTTGTCCTTGAGGAATGTTCGTGTTCGACTTCCGAGGACTTCGAGTGCGCTTGGGGTTGACAAAGGAATTCCCTTCTTTCAGATTTTCGATTTCTAGTTTGATCCACTTGGCGAATAACGCCATAGCGTATACACAGAAGATGGAGACCGTCATGACACAGACGAATATGACTGTGACGCCGGCCAGTCCTACGAGATCCCCCATTTCTTGTACACCTCCTCGAAGTCTCGATCGATTTGACGATTCTCTTTCCAGACGATGATGAATGTCATGATGTACAGGAATATGAATGGGAGCAGGACAATACCAAGCACCCCAAGAAGAATTAGAAGGAGGTTTACCAACATTTGGTTTCCTTTCTATGTTTTGAGTTTGGGCCAGGTGATTCAATCACCAGGGTTTCCTTTCCAGAAGTCTTCAATGACTTGAAGGATTCCGGCCATGATTATGAAACCAGCGAACAGTACGATCGCGATAGCAAACAGAAATGCTACGTTATGAATTACAGACATTACTTACTCTCCAGATAGATATAGGCGAGTACTGCCAAACAGATCATGAGCAGTATATAGAGCGTGCTTAGAATGTACCCCATGTCAGAGCGACCACAGTGTTCAGTGCGATACAGAGGCAGAGGATGAGGTGTGCAGCGAGAGACATTTTGATTCCTTTCAGAAAAGCGAAAACCCTAGTCCTTGTTGGACTGGGTTGTTGATTGGTTACTTGGTTTCGTCAGTGATTACTTCAGCGTCAATGACCTCGTCAATGAGCTCAGATGGCACGCGGGTAGCCATGTAGGTGTCGGTGGCCCAAGCGCCTAGTGTTGCACCGAACAGTCCATTGTTGAAGCATGATTGTTTGTCAATCTCTTCGCCAATAGCCTTATCGACAGCAACAGACAGGCCGCTCATGACACCAGCGCCTACAACAGCGCCAGCAATGTCAGCAGCAACTCGTTTGATGTTGATCTTCTTGAACATTGGAGTGATTCCTTTCGGATAGATGGTATTCCTCTCATTATAGGGTATGTTTATTTTGCGAGGTTGAAAAACCATAACCCATGTCGGGCTTGGTTCTGGAGATTACTTTCTGAATCCTTTCGTGACTAGATCCATTGCCTTAGATGTGATTACGGCCGTACGCTCGTGGTTCACGATTGTGAGGACTCCCAAGAAGGATATAGCAGCGGGGATCATAGCATTGAGATTTACGGCTTCGCCTGTGGTGTTAGCACGCAGGGCGGTCAGTGCCTCAATGGTACGAACGTCGTCGTTATTGTTCATTGGGTTGTTCTCATTTTCGCGGATGCGATTGAGTACGGTTTCGATGGTCTCATCGACAGCATTTTGGAGGTTGGTCTTTTCGAATGGGTTTTTCATTTTGAGTCCTTTCTCTCATTATAGGAGTTGTTTATCTTGCGAGAAAAACCATAACCCATGTTTGGGTTAGGTTCCAGAGATATTACTCTTTGGTATCTGGTAGAAGGGCAGCCTTGTACGCTTCGTACTCTTCGTCAGTCAGATCGATCGTGGCAGGTTTCAGCAAACCGGACTTCTTAATAAGTTCGGCGGAGATCCAGCCTAGACCAATCGAGGTCAGGATAAGTACGAGGATGGTTAGCGTGTACTTCAACATGATTTTACCTTTCGGGTAGTGGTTTCTCTCATTATAGGCCCTGTTTTTTCTGCAATTGACGTTTTTTACCCATATAAGGACATAGGCTAATTACATCACTGTGACGAAATAGATGACGTAAAAGCCCAGTTGGGTAAAAATTAGAGTACATGTCTGAGACACATACTCTAACTTTCAGATTAGTTCACCTTGAATGTAACTTCATTCTTGGCGGACATACGCTCCGGGGCATCATTCAAGTCAAGAGAATATACCGTACGAGCGTTACCTTCCTCGTCGAGGTTGGTGGTCGTGTTGATCGTACCATCGTACTTACGATCGCTGGCATTGTAGGCGCGAGTGGATACACCCAGGATCACACCGAGGAACGTTGTGACAGCAGCGATAGTGCCAACGACGTCTTCCCCATGCGGGAATCCCCACAGACCAGCGAGGGCGAAGTATAGTGTTGCACATGCCGGTAGGACGATCTGCACGAACCATTTTAGGGTGTTGTATGCTTTATCGTTCAGCAGGAAAATAGGGTTGTCCATTAAGACTCCTCTTCTTGAGATTTGTAGGCACGAAACGGAAGCTTCGATACCTCTTGCATGATGCGTTCGCCCGTACCATTTCCACCGAGTGCGGAATACGGCTCGTATAGATACTTCCGGAAATCTTCATATTCATCCCGGCTGATCCATCCGCGCTCTATGTACTCCATACCCATGGTCATGATACGGGCGTACGCAAGGCCCTTGAGAAGGCGCTTCTCTGAGACCTTATCGGCACCCTTCTTTTGTAAGAACGCCCAGAACCCTGTCGAAGCGGCTAAGGACGTTATTACGGTTAGGATCGCCGGAATCAGTTCATGTAGCACAGCATTCCTTTACTGTTCGGACTCGAAGGTTGGGTACTGCTTAAAGCCGTTCTCATCCTCAGAGTAAATGAACTCTTTTACCCACATATTGGTTAGTGAACCGTCCTGAGACTTGAACGCAACTTTATCACCAATATAATAGTCCCGACGGTACTCGTAAACATTCGAAGGTGCAACCTCACCTGTTAGGATGTCTTTCTTATGATGCTCAAGAAAGAAAGCATCAACTTTCGGAGTGAGTGCCTTGAGGTTTCCTGTTTCGTTATCGGTAGCACTCATATACCAAGCTCGGTGTGTGAAACCTCGACCATCATTATAATACCAAGACCCATCGTCTCCCCTGAAATAATCATAGAATATATCAGTTTGTGTCTTACGAGTAACCCACAGTTTGTTAGCGAAGTTTTTATTTGTTCGCAACCTGCTAGTCGAGATAAGCGTGTTATTATCTTCTGAGAAGATAATATTTTTCGATAAATCTCGCCCTTCGAAGACTACAATAGCGAATAGATTTGGTTCACCACGCGTTGGTCTTGTATGAACCCTGTCAACTCGAACACCATAATGGTAATCTGAGAGAAGTTTCTTTATACCGTCCCACAGTATACCAACGTGTTCTTTGTGTTTTTCAATCTTGGGTGTGGATGATATTGTGTTATATGCACGAATCGGTAATTCAGCTTCTTTATCTGAATGTTTATGTCCACCGTAACTAGCACCGTAGTTATTTATTATCTCAGCTAGATAATCTCCGATGTTATAAACATTTAATTCGCGGCCAATCTCATCAAGACTACCATACCCTTGATCGAACTTATCGGCATATGCGAAGTATTTATCGCAAATGATCCTATAGTTAAACATAGCTAGGATCGAGCGCCCAGTTACTTCAACAACAGGACCTTGGTCTTTTGTGAATTTGGTCTCGTGAGTCTCGACCATCATCACTTCGTTTGACGCGTTACAACCAATGATGGTTCCTGGGGGCATCAAGCCCCAAACATACTTGGGGTCTGTATGTACCATCTTAAACTCGCCGAAGTCGTTGTATCGCTCAGTCCAAATCAGACTCGACCAACCTTGAACAGTTCTCTCAGGAAGATAGTAAAAGTATTTATCTTCACGGTTACCGTAGTAATAGGGGTCCATGGTAAATATATCCATCACCATGACTATACTCCCAAATGCTGTTCGTAGTATTCGAAAATACTTATTGTCGTAATATTAATCGTCCGGAATCGGTTGATACCCGGGCGAAGTTGGATCCAGTAGTTATATCGGTCTGTGTCTCGAAGATTACCGATCATGTTTTTAGATCCCACTGTAATATAACGGTTGGACGGAGTTGAGTTATAATCCCATCGACCCTCCGATGTACGCTCGACAGTAAGAATCTCATTTGAGGTCTGATTAATCAGAGACCAATATGTTCCTGTATTAGATCCTGCTGCGTGGATGTACGTCGGTGCAGTACCGTTGTAGTTGATCGTGAAATTACCAACCTGTAATGTTGGTATCACAGAAACAAAGTTTCCACGAATATAAGAATCTCGACAAGCGAACACGATCTGTAACTCAGGATCCTTAGTGAATGGATTCTGAGAAATCGACTTGACGTAACACTCGATGAATGCTACCTCATTCGAGTTCTTCAACAGCCTGAAACGTACGAAGTCGTTCTCACCATATCCAGCTAGCTTATAGAACTTCTCACGAGCTTCGGCGACACCAGCGGTGCCCTTGAACGTATTCAAAAGCACCGTGAGTGTTATTTCGCGTTTAGCTACCCGGTTACTCATTAGCGAAGTACGTCCATACAATGACTCACGAGTAATCAGGTTGAAATCAGGAGCGTCGAGTCCTTCGATATTCTTTACGATATACCCTGCGTCAAAAGACGGATTGCGAAGTCGCATATACAAGCTATGGTTCTCTTGAGTAACGATTTCTATGGCATCGTAATCTATCAAATCTTCAACGCCTCCTTTACCATAGATAGTTGATTTCGTGTATTGCGGTAAATATCAATCGCGCTCAGAGCCTCGGGTGAGGTGTTGTTCTGAGTGAAGTTGATATTCACGCCTGACGTAGTCTCTGCCGCAGCAGCCGCAGCTTGAGAAGTCTGGTCGGTAATGCGAGATACACCGACCGCTTGCCCATAGGATACGTACGGTGAGACTGCGTTCGTACCAATCGCGGAAGATATAGCACGAGCGCCGGCCTGGACCTGTGACAGATCCATGACTGGAGATATGACAGGTTGTAGATCAATCTCTTGATCCAAGACCTTACTCATCTCGAGGATAGACTGGCGCATAGCGTCAATCGACCCCGTAGCCATAGCCTTGGTGGAGGATATGACTTCGTCTGAGTTCTGGTCTATGCCCATAGCCATACCCTCAGCGGTGAACTTACCAATCTTGGCAAACTCTCGAGAAGGTGAGTGGATACCCAAGACGAGGTTAGCCACGTTCATAGCATTCAAGGCCATATTGGAAATAGCAGCGTCAACCTGACCTTGCGCATTCTGGATACCATTGGTAAGGCCGTCCACAATGTTCTGAGCCATCTGCTGACCGTTCTGGATGAGTTCCTCAGCCTTCTTAGGTAGCTCAACCGTGAAGAAGTTAACTGTCTCGTTTATACCGTTAGTGATAGCGTCATTAGCCATCTTAATAACGTCATCGACAGTCAGGCTTGAGAGATATGCGTAAACCCGCATACCGTCGGCGTAGGCTTGGTTGGCCTGTCGGCCTGCGTCCATCCACAAGTCGGATACAGCACGCTCGACCCCACGACGGGAGTTCTCGACGTACTTGACAGTGTCAGTTTGGAATGAAGCCATACCCTGCTGCATACCTGCTACTAAGTTCTGCCCAAAGTTCACCCCGGAGTTAAACCAGGATCGAGCTTGGTTTGGTAGTTCTTGAGTGAAGTATGCCTGGGTAGAGGCTAGACCCGTTTGTAGATCGCGTACTAAGTTATTAGCAAACGTCTGTGCGCTCTGGGCCGCTCCATCGAACTCCTTCCGAACATTTCCAACGCCCTTTTGTAGGTCGCCAACTGATCGGTTGACGAACTGCTCAATCTCTTGGCGAAGCCCACGGATACGCTGTTGGAAGGCGTTTGTTTGGACTTCTGCTGCTTTGAATTCTTGCGCAAAGAACTCACCTACTTTCGTTTTAATCTTGTCAAACGAGCCGTAGTTCTCACGCAACTGTGAGAGGGTCTCATTCATAGGTCGCAGAGCCTCATCAACAGCCCTACGGCCACTGGATATAAGGTCTTCGAACCTCTTGTGGAGGCCATCACGAAGTTCTTCGGCAGCACGCCGAGCAGTGTCTCCCAATTTGAACACTCGATCACGAATGTCATCAAGGGTACGGTTAATTACACCTTGGATATCAACGAAACCTTGTCGGACGCCCTGCATGTCTCCACGCAAGAACGATCCCCACATCCGCTGAGTGATGTTACCGATTTCGTTGGCTGAATTGGCGATATTGACTTGACCCTCTCGGAATATGTCCTGAGCCTCCATCATCGCTGGTTTGAGGTTGTTCTGGACCTTATTCTCGACGTGGTCAATCCATCCGGTTGTCTGTTGTGGTGACGGACCAGAAATACCGCCTGCTGCACGAGCGACGTCGGCCGCGAATCCAACCTGAGACTTAGCCGCGGCTTCGGTAGCTTGCCCGGCTTCCTTCTGGGCCTTAGCCAATTCCTTTTGAGCCTTGGCTATACCCTTCTGGGTCTTTATGGCGTTCTTCTCAGCCTTCTCGGCGTCCTTCCAAGCCTTAGCAGCTTGTTCCTTCTTCTTAGCTGCGTCCTTACCAGCTTTGGCAGCTTCGGCCTCGGCTTTACGAGCCTTCTCCTTAGCTTCCTCCGCTTTCTCCCAAGCTTCAGCAGCCTTCTCTTCAGCTTCTTGGACTTTCTCCTCAGCAGCGAGGAGCTTCTCCTGCGATTGTTCGGCCTTCTCCTGAGCCTTCTCCATTTCCTCTTGTTGTTTGAGGATCATTTCGACGACTTTGTTGAAGGATTCAACAGCGTTCTGAGATTCCTTAAGTACGTCAGCCGTACCCTTAAGAGCCTCACTCAAAGACTTCTGGAAGGTGTTCTCAGTAGCATTCTTGACCTTGCCCTCGTTCTCTTTGAGACCTTGGACGAAGCCGTCAACCACATGGCCACCCACCATTTTGAATTCTCGTGAAGGTGAGTGAATACCCAGTTTGTTCTTCGCCGCAGCAAGAGCTTGTCCGGCCATATTAGCGGCAGCAGAAATGACTCGGGATGTACCAGAGAGAAGTCCACCAGTCATACCATCGATAATAGCCGTAGCAAGGTTGAGACCAGCAGCCCGCATACGCGGAATATTGTTACGGATACCATCGGCCATAGCGTTGACCAGTTTAATGATCAAATCCACGCCGGCTTGTACAACTCGAGGAATCTGATCACCCATAGCATTGAGGAACGCTACGATAAGACTTGTAGCAGCCTCAGCGTACTTACCAACGTTAGACGCGGCTACATTAAGGAAGGCTGTAATGATCTTCCATGCGGTATCAGCCAATCGCGGTGCTTTATCCTCAAGGTTATTGAGGAACGCATCGAACAACTTCTCAGCAACTTCACGGATTTTAGGCAAGACCTCGATAAGCATATCAAGACCCTGGATGAAGAGTTTCTTGAACCCTTCTCCAATCTGGACGGCATTATTACCGA